CGGTGATTCGTTATTGCCAAAAGTGCAGGGGAACCGAGACCCCTTAGTCTTCCACAAGGCGGCTTTTGCACTGGTTGGGAAAACTGTTTCTTTTCCTGTCGTGCATCCCTTTAGTGATAGTTCTGATGATTACGCGAAGAAAATGGTGGACTCTGGGAATTGGGAACAGATTATTCCAGAAGAAAAATATTATCGGCTCCAGTTAAAAGACTGCGATATCCTAACATGGGCCTTTTCCGAGGACGGACTAGGTGGGTGCGATGGCAAAGCCGGAATGGATGGAGGGAATACCACTACCGGCTTCCTAATTAAAGCCGACGGTGACTTTCCAACTCTTGCTTATGCGTGTTGCCGCTATGTCCCAAGCGGAGTTTTCCCCCTTTCGGAAGTTCTCACTAACCGGGAAAAATACGGGAACGGCCTCAAGGCGAAGCTAATTTATATTCATCGGTGGGTTGGCTCATGAGAAATTATGGGTCGGTTCGCGTAACCGGACTGAAGACAGATGGTGACGATGTAGCAGAGCACATCAAGTTTTGGGCAAAGAAGGAGCCCTGGGTTTATTCGAGGTTTATCTTCAATAAGTACACCTATTATTTTCTCCAATCCATAATCCTTATCCTCGTCGCTGGTAGCTTCTTTTTCTTTCCTCCTTTGCGATTACTCCTGGCTTTCGTTTTAGCCTACCCACTAGGCCACTTGATGTTTTGCATGGGGCACACCATCGTCCACGCCCGGTACATTGAAAGTCCGCTCGAAGATTGGCAACCCGGAATAGTGGTTGCATGGCTTCACCATTATGACCAACCAGGCGCAATTCAGAAATATTGGTGGGTCCACCGATTGAATTTCTTACTTCAAACTCAGTCAAGCCTCATTGCCTTGGTAGGAGTTTGGATCTTACCGTATCTTCTGTTCGGTAATTCAATCATCCCACTTTATATTATGTACCTGTTCTGGTTCAGCATGGTCGAGCCGGTTCATGAGTTTGCTCATACGCCCGACGAAATCCTTGTTCCACGGACACAGGAAAACAAAGCGGAACGGAAGGCGGCTCGTAAGGCGCATTTCTCCCTTCCGATGTATTACTGGTTGAGCTTCGCTTGTGCCCTTCGTTTAGTCGATGAAGAGGGCCATGATGAGCACCACAACCACGGTGCCACAAATAAAGACTTGAAGCGGATTCGCCACTTCTCTGACTTAGAAGTTCCGTTTGCTGACTGGCTTTTTGACCGGGTGTGGCTCGTCGCTCTAAAAATCAAGGATTGGGGCTGGTTCAAGACAACACCGATTCGTAAGGCGTTGTATTTACAGGGCTTCTTTCTGGTTCCCTTCGCCTTCCTTCTGTGCTCATTATTATATTGCGGGGGGTGGGTGTTGTGAGATGGAATTATTGCCACTTCTGGAATTTGGGTCGAACGGTCTTATATTTGCGATTATTCTTGCGGCATTTAAGGCGATTGAGATTCGGAAGGCTAAGAGCAACGGCGGCACGATATATACGAGAATCACTGTACTAGAAAACAGGGTTCGCGATCTTGGAGATGAAGTGAACGAAATCCAGACCGAATTGCACCAGTTCCACACCCAATTTTGTGAATTCCGAGAAGAAGTGCGGTTGATGTGGGCAAAGCAAAAAGTGCGAGAAGATACCTTAAGGGAGATTCAAGATGGGTAAAGAATCAGAACAGACGGGCGACAAGCCAACCTGGAAATCAACGGAATTCTGGATCTCTCTTGTCGGCGTTATTGGTGGGATTGTGATGGCGGTGCTCCCTGATTCCCCCTCTGCGAATATAGTCGGCGGCATCCTCGCCGCTATCTGTGGCTCCAGCTATACGCTTGGGAGGTCAGTGGTAAAGGGGAATGCAGAAAAAGCCAAGGCGAGCGTGGCCTTATTGGATGCAGCTAGAAAAAAGTAATCATCCCCAATGGGCTTTCTCTTGGTTTACGTCTTCGGGATGATTTTGACATTAGCAATGGTCTCGATGCTCTTGAGGCTGTGGGGCGGGTCGACCATTCGATAGAGGATTTAAGTCTTTTCGCAGAAGCAGGGTTGGGGTTGAATAGCTGGAATATTGCCGGGGGTTTAGAGTGGAGGTGGTGACAGATGACGGCAAAATGGGTCGGACATTTCTGGAAGCAGGAAGAGTTCGCGTGTCATTGTGGGTGCGGCCGGAATGAAATTCACCCTTTTCTTGTACAACTCGCTGATGATGTTCGCCGCCACCTCGGTGTGCCCATGTCATGTAATTCAGGAGTTAGATGCGAAGACCACAACCGGCGGGTCGGGGGTAGAGTTGCGAGCCCCACAAGCTTTGGAAGTCTGCACTTACCAGTTGGGGCGGTCCACCAGGGCCACGCCGGGGACTTTACCTTCGCGGAAAAGCCATTACGGAACCGAGTCAACATCCTTCGTCTTTACATACTGTTTGAGAGCTACGGGAGGCGTTACGAAGGTCTAGGCCTCGGCCTTTATAATTCCTTCGTTCACGTGGACGTCCGAGGCCAGCTCGGGCTCAAACCGGCCCGGTGGGAGCAGGGGTTCACATGGCCTCGCCTGTAGACCCGCTGGAGGCCTTTCTGCTTATCGTTGGCATCTTTGCGATTTCCTTGATTGGTGGGATCGTCCAACAGAAGAAGCACGAAAAAGAATTATCAAAACGGCTCGGAAAAGTCTTCGACGACAAGAAGCAGGATTGAAGCGGTTGCGGATAGAGCCTAACGAATGGGCGATATCCGCCCTCCTGCTCATTTCTATTTGTCAGGTGGTGCAGACTTGCCAGGGAGGGTGACGGGAGCCGGTTGCGCGACCGGCCCCCTTTTGATTCGGGACGCCCTAAAGAGAGTGCCAATATTCAAGAGCATAGTTATAGGCGACCAAAGGGTCGCCGCCCCAAGTCAAGCTTAGTTGGTGAACCCTCTCCATCATCCTGACCGGGTCGTCCTTATCGGCATAGGCGTGGCTATCCGTCTGAACGGCCAAGTTAAGACTTTCCTGGTACGTTCGACGGCCTTCTGCCAACCGGGCGGCTACGGCCGGGTCGGGCCGGGGCCGGGAGCGGGAGTCGTATGTAAAGATTTTCCCGTTCGGCATAGCCTGATTCCAGGTATCGAAAAGGCCGTGGGTCTTCAAGTCATCCCTAAGATTCTCGACCTGGGAGGCGGTCCAGCCACCATGATCAAGATGGTGGTAAAGAAGCCGAGCTAGTCCAGTGAGCCGGTGAACGTGTGCTTGAGAACCGGTAAAGGCGTCGAGGAGATATTCAACGGCCTCGATGTCATCATAGCGATAAGGCACCTCGCATTGACCACAAAAGGTGGGCTCACTGAGGCGGGGGATAGTTTCATCGTCGCACCGGGCGCATTCCCGCATCTCCGGCGGCGGCTCTGGGTCGTTGTGCTCGTTTTCTAGGCGAGTTTCGAAACTCCGCAAACTTGCCTTGTTTTTATTGTTCATCATTTCTGGGGTTATCCTTTTCTTTCATCCAAGTTTCGAAGTCTGAACTCGGTGTCACATTGCCACCCTGTTCTAGGAATTTGGCTATTTTTTCTTTCGCCGCAGATTTCTCCAGTAAGTCGTCCAGAGCGCATCTTACGAATTCTGATACTTTAACCCCCTCGAATAGGGCGGCGGCTTTTAATTTTCTTTTCGTTCCTGGCTCAAGTCGAACAAGGAGACTTTCTGTTTTATGCTTCGTCATTACGACGGCCTTTCTGAATAAAATTCCTCTATTGTCCCATCTTCGCGGATTACTATTGCGGATGGGGGTGGTGCCCCATAAAAATCCGCCATTGCAGCGAGTTGGGCTTTAAAAATATCCAAGGTTAAACAGACCGCGATATCTTGGTCGCCCTCTGCGAATGTCACGATGACGCGCTCCTCCGCGTTCACCCAGATCCCAAAATGGGAAAAGTCCTGGTCGGTGTCATACTGAACCCACCCTTTGCCAAGGCTCCCGTCATAGTGATACCTGCTCCTGCTCATGTGGAACGAGCGCATCAAGATAGCCCCCGTATCGGTCACTTCAACCATGAGCCGCCATCGGTTAGAGCTTGGGTTCCAGTGAACAAGGTGATTTCTTTCTAGGTCCGAGAGCGCTTCCGAATAGGCCTCAGAATGATCCCCTCGGGGGTCGCAAACGTCTAATCCGGTCGCCCAAACGAGGTCGTCGGGGCACTTTGGCCCTTCCCTGAGCTGAGTTAATATTTTGAAAACGTATTCATCCCGCAAAGCGATGAATGTTTCCTGACAAAATTCCGAGTCAAATTCGCGATAGCAAAATGGGACTAGGGGGGTTGGTAATAAGTTTTGAATCTTTTTCATTGTCTTCCTTTGGTTGAGTTAAATAGTTCTACCACCAAGGCGGCACCCTCATAGGGCTGTACGCTTCGGGGTCGAGCGGGATGGGGTCTAAACCTTTCGAGGTTCTGTGGATTTCGTTCCACCGGTCAAAGCAATTCCGGCACAGCATTTCCCGTTCTCCGTCCACCCTTATCGAGGGAACCTTGTCAGGGTTGGCCGATATTATGACGCCGCAATTGATACAGGGTCCATCGACAGTTATAAAAGCCAAGGGCTTCTCCTTTGGTTGAGTTAAGTCGGTATCTAGAACTTCATATTCTATTAAAATCTATGTGCCCAATAGCCCCGTGAATATAACTTCACCAAACCGTTTTTAAGTTCACGCCGACTGTCGACTATTGACCCCATATAATTCATCGCCTCTTCCACCTCACCCGCTATCTCGGGAGCGACTTTAGCCACTGCTCGGCCTTTCCAATGGTCATCCGGGTGTTCAATATGCTGGTCGTAAAGACTCTTCATTCGTTCCTGATGGGCGGTTCTGTCTTCCCGTTTAGCACTACTTTGTAACAGGTTGTTTACAACTGTTATTTTGATGTCATCTAAATCGTCCATGTTTTTCCTTTGGTTGAGTTACACCCAAAAAGCCCGGCGGGGCCGGGCTTAATGTGGGGCGGTCGATTACCCTAAAGGCTGTCAGCCGCTTTGTAAATTACCTGAGCATTCTCATAGTTCTCCAAAAATCGATCCCTCGCCTTTTGGTCAAGGCAATCTTCAATCACGTAGCGGAAAAATTCGGCATGGATTTTTTCTTTAGGTTGCAGCCAAAAAGCGTCTTCGTCGCCGTGGGTTCCGGTAGATACTTGTTCTACAAATAATTCAAAATAGATGAGCCAGTCGGGGTTGACTGCCTGTTGGCAGATTCTCTTTAGGGATTGCTTATTGGCTTCGATGGTAATCATTGGTTTTTCCTTTGGTTGAGTTACACCCAAAAAGCCCGGCGGGGGCCGGGCTAATGAGCAGGGCGGGTGCGGTTATAATTCGCAGGTGCATCCAATACGATTGCAATCCCCGCAAGGTCGGCAAATGCAGTTTTCGCATTCGCAATTATCGCAAAGGTGGCAAGTGCATCCGGAGGCGGGGTTGTCGCAAAGGTCGCAAAGTTCGTTACCAAAGTTAAGTCGTTCCCAGATGCGAGTCTCGTCGGCATAGCCAAAGGCATTGTTGCTAAAATAAAGCATAGTTCGTCGGCCGCCGATTTTCTTTTCCTCCGCTTCAAATTCGATGTCGATCTTTACGATGGTCAATGCTTCGCCATGTAGAGAAATCTTTTTCCCAAGATATTCGTCTTTGGCTTCGGCATAGGCCTTGTCATATTGGGCGGCGGCTTCCGCGAGGTATCTTTCTTTCGAGTTCCGGTATTCCAAAGCGGCTTTTCCGGGGCTGTCGTTAAGCGGGTTCTTCGCGGCATTTCTTGCGGATACCATCGCGGCATACTTCTCGGTTTCTGATTCCCAATTAGCGGCGTCAGTAGGATAAGCGGCCTGTTGCTTACGGTGGAGGCGTTGTTCAATCAGGGTTTTTTCTGGCTTGTTCATAGCGGTTTTTCCTTTGGTTGAGTTCATACTTAATTGTATATACAAAAGAGCTCAATAGCAAGGGGAACCGCTACCCCTAAAGGTAATAAAGGGGGGCAGAAACAGGGGTTTAGGACCGAGATGTACGTTACTTGTTACGCTCTAACTCTTGAGCAATAATCCCGCACCCAAGCCCACAGCTGATGGGTGGCTCCTTCAAAAAGTTTCCGGCACTTGGGTCTAGCTGGTCAAGGTATAGCGGGGAGCCGTCCGAGTTTTTAAACAAGCTATATTCCAACTCCCGTTCAATCTCTGACATCGTTTTAAAGTGTTCAGGGAAATGCACGCGGATCTTGTTCCAATACCCGCGCCCACCACGGACGCACCCCACGCAATTATTATGATTCATTTCAAGCGGGGGGAGATACATCGCAGGGATCTCAAGACCTTCCTTCCACAGAAGCCCGAGGCAATCTTCCTTGGAAACATCTTTGCGGATCAGAATCCAGTCTGTGGCAAGCTCGAAGTTGTATTCGTTGAAGCGTTTAGCGCGTTCTTTCTCTTCCACCGTATAGCCAAAGATGTGGATATCATCCGGTCGTTGGAATTCATAACGGCACTTCTTTTTCAACTCGACAGTGCACATCGCTCCCCTGTGTGATTTAATGTATTTTGTTTTTCGATAGACATCGAAGTGGTCAACAAAGCCCTTCTTGTTTTTCAGGATAAGAATCTTTCGCCCTACCCACTTTTCGACATCTAACAGAAATTTCTTATTCGATGGGTGCTCACCCCCTGTGTCGCAATATGCGATGACGCACCGGTCTCCATATTCTTGAACCGCTAACTTTGCCGCCACCGCAGATGCCGCCCCACAGGAAAACCAGACTACCACCCTCGGTTTGTCGCTCATTATGCCACCTCTCTTTATTTATCTAGACCAAGCCAACCAGCGACCAGCTCAATGGCTTCGTCGGCACCGTGGGCGAATGATGAAAACCATCCCCAAGTATTGAAGTTGGCCAACCACCTTTTCTGTTCCTTTGGGTGGCTGTAGTATTTTCGGCGTTTAAGCTCGACGGCTATGCCCGGAGCGCCACAGGGCGGCCGAGGCCAAAAGATAAGAAAATCCGGGAACCCTTTCTGGCTCCCCCCTTCGCTGAAAAGAGCTTTGCCAGTATGACCGGATCGCTTCCCTTCGTTCGGCACGTGGGTGAACCCTATCCCTTTGGAATTCATCCACGCGACGAAATCACGGGCTTCTTCCCACTCGTAAGGGACGTCGAGCCTCTTTCCCTGTTTCTTCGGGATCTGCTTTCTATAGAAGCGAAGGATAGACCGTTTGGTGCTTTCTTTGCGTTCCTCCTCTGGAGATTTATCGCTCATCAGAAGCGGCTCACTTTATTGATGGCCCTTTGTAGTCGGCGGTCGGCCCAACGCACCCCAAGAACCCTGACCCCTACGAACACCAAAACCGAGACAATCAAAGCCAAGAGCACCAAACCCCCGACCCCTAAAACGTCATAGAAAAATTCCATATCCGACCCTCTCTTTTATTAATAAGGGGGGGGCCGTCGCCCCCCCCGATGTCCCGGCCTGATGGGTTGGCCATCAATTCAAGACATCAATCTCAGCTAAATCCAAAAGCAGGGGCTTCGGTCTTCCCGTTGGCGGGTTCTTTCTTTGTCGCTGCTTTCTTCTTGCGGGTTTTCTTCTTTGCTTTGGCGGCCTGTGGGCTTTCTGGGGGTGGAGCAATCAATTCGGGCTCTGGTAGCGATTGCATCCTTGTCGCGGCTCCAGGGGCCTCCTGTGGCTCCTCCTTTGGGGGATTGCTGCTCTCGTTGTCCCAGGATACGACGGTGACCAACTCGTCATTCACGAGCGGGAATAATTTCACAAGGGCTCGAACCCCTGTCTTGAGCCAAAATTGTTCCGGATGTTTGTCCCAAAGAGAGGTGTCGCGGGATTGTGCCCGAGCCGCAAGGATCCGAGCCTCACTTAAGTATTCGAAATCAATAAGCTGATGACGGTCAGCCGGTGGAACGCCATCCTTTAGCCGATAAGCACAGGCAAGAACCCCTAACCATTCTCCCCTATCCCCCTTTAGGTCGATCTCATGCCTTACGCTTGGAGGGTGGTGGGAAACGATGCAGTGGTCGTTCTGGTGGACGATTGAAGCATGAACGACGTCGGCGGCCCCCGATCGAATAAGAGCGCGTCTCATTCCGACATAGCCCGGTGTCAATTTGCAAATCGTAACCCCTTGTCGCTTGTCGCGATATGGGATTAGGTAGGCTTCGTTATATGTAGAGCCCAAATTGAGCCCCATTTGTGCGGCTTGCATGATGGCCGTGAATACAGATACCGGTGTGCATTCGAGTAAAATTTTAGGGTTTTCGGCGGCGGCCATGATTGCGGCCTGTCGAAAACGGTCGGGGTTGATATTGGCGGGGAGTGCCTTCCTAAGCTTGTCGAAATTCTTATCGACCAGTCCTACCAGGGCCGACCGGCCCTCTGCTTGATTGCTGTTCATCTTTTAGTCCTTTGTAATTTGGTTGATGGATACTCTTTTAATCACCCGCCCCTCGCGGGGGCAATGGTAACTAACCTTAATGGTTTTCCTGTCCTTACTCAAAGCCACGACTTTAGCACCGTGGATTAAATGGTCGATGGTTACGCGGTCCCCCGTTCTAATTGCCATGCGCTTGGATCTCCTCGCTGATTGCATCCTTTACCCCTTGGGGAAGAATGTCGTCGGAAAAGTCGGCGGGGTTGTAATTGTAGCAATTTATCGAGTTCATGAAATGAGCCAAGACCTTCGCGTCCTCCTCGTCGATGCGAAGCTTTTCTGAAACATAGGTGTAGTGGCAAAAGGCCCCGATAGGGTGGATGACGGTTATGCCCCCGTTGCCACTTTGCATCCATGTTAAAGAAAACTTATGAGGCCCGTCGAAGTCCAGCAGGTCGGGTGCGAGGCACCATGTTAGTTGATACTTTTTGTCTGGGCTTGGGGAGTAATAGGCCGAGGCGACTGTGCTATTAACAGCGGCCCCAATGCTGAATAAATTGTCAATTCCGATTGTTCTGGTGATGTCATTAATCATTGCTTATACCTTCGTCACTTGGTGAGATGTTCCTTCGTGTACCGCCGCCGCCTCATAAAGGGCCTTTTCAAATTCGCCCCAATACTCGTTCTTCTTCATGCCTGGAGGCGTCTTATCCATCACCGCCTTCTTCACTTTGGAAAGCGAGAGGCTTAGGATTGAAGCGATTTCCCCTTGGCTTAATACCTTGGTTAGTTGGGGCCAAGCGGCCCGAGCGTCAACGGCTCTTCGCGTTACTTCCTTTAGGTAAAATTCTCCGACCGCCTTATCTTTCCCATAGGCCCCCGCCGTCTCAAGCGATGAGCTAAAGAGCTTCTTGAATGAGCTGCAAGCGTACTCGATGGTCTTATATGCAGAGTGAAGCTGTGCCAGTTCTTCGGGGTCTACAATTTCAGGGTCTCCCTCGACGATACTTTTTACCGCGATGAAGCTTTCTTTGAACATGCGTGGATACTCCGAGCAGTCCAATCGAGCGGAACAGAATTTACATGCGTCCGGGGATGGGCTTTTCGTTTTCCCCTGCATTTCAGCCGCCGCAAGAATCGTTTTCTTGAATTGGCCGAGATAAACTTTGTCTATTTTTTGAGTGTGGTCTTTCCATTTACCAAATCGCGGGTGCGCTTCGCCAACGGTCACTTGTCCCGATTCCGGCCACCCGTAGGTTGCCACGGCCAAAGCCGCGTATCCGGCGGTCTGTGCGAAGTAACTTGTGCCGGGTGCCCGGCCAAACTTCCAATCCCAGACCATTAGATCCTGACTGGTCCGAGCTACGACGTCGGCGTGGCCAGTAAGCCAAACCTCATGCTCTTCCCCGTCAATTTCTACGACTCCGAGCTTTGCTTGCATAGCCACTTCGGTTTCAACATTATCTCCCATGAACGGGGCAAGGTTTTCATCCCAAAGTTTTTTCGCCATCCAGAAGCAGATCTGCAAATCCTCGATTTCGCTCAATGGAAACTTGAGTTGAACTTCGGGGAAGTCCGGGATCTGTCCTTTCGAGTCGATGTAATATTGGATACCAAGGTGCGCGGCGGACCCCTGTTGGCTATACGGGGTTTCCGGGTTCCACGGATTATCTGTCATCCCGTAAGAGGAACACGCGAGCACTCCCTTAAGCGAAGAGCATCTGTAATAAATTCTTTTCATTGATTTTCCTTTTGGTTGAGTTAATACAATTTATTTACCAAGCCTTTAAGCCCGGAGCAATTTATTGGCACCCCCTGACATTATTTACTTAGAACGGAACGTCCGGAATTGTTTTTCTCAGGGATAGAATTGACCGCCTTACTGGTCCAGAACAACCCACGGTGGGGCAATTCCCAATCTCGCACTTGAGCTTGTTTGCTTCTTGAAGAGCTTCAAGCGTTGAATCAAACGGGGCGGATAGAGCGTCCTTCGAATCCCAAAATGAACTTAGGTCGTCTTCGTCGTGCTCGCGTGAACATTTGCTGCACCACCACGTTGCAAATTGGTCGGCGGCCGGGGCTCTTATTCTTAAGCGGCGTAGGGCTTTCTTCAACCCGCATTGGCACCGCCGGTCTTCGCACCCTCCCCCTTTATGCCCGGTGATGTCGGGGGCGCTTTCCCGCAGCAAGTCAATCGCTTCTTCGGGTGGGGCGGTGCGTTCCCGATGTGCCCGTGCAAGGTATTTGCAAAGCTCTTCGTATCCACATCGGCAATAAGAGTGGTCTTCGCACCCAATTGCGTGTCCTGCAAATTGCAACGCCTTGCGGAACAAAGCATGGGGTTCGTCTTCTTTACTTTTTCGACCCTTTGTGGTCTGACTTGGGTTATCCATTGCCACCTCTGATGGGGTTTGCGTGATGTTGTTTCATCTGCTTTTGGTTGAGTTGCTGGAACGGTGGCGGGGTTGCAATGCGACCCCGTCGCCTCCCCTTTACATAATGTCCTTCGACCCCTCTAACCAATCCGTTTGATATCTTAGTTTTACTTCGAAACAAAAGTTCCCGTTGTATTTCGTAGCCCTCCGTTCGACTCCGTCGATGGCTTCGAGGCGTCGATAGAAGTTACGGTTCCCCATTCCTCGCCGCCCTGTATTCTTAGCGAACGTCTGGAACGCATTGTGGAGGTCTGGCTGTTTTTCGATACCGCTTTTGAATTGTCCGTTCTCATCTTTAGCGAGACAAGAATTAGCGAAGTCATTAACCGAGTCGGAGTTTTGAGCCCAATCCTTCATCGCGGCATTGTGGCTCGAAAGCTCCGGATACTTACCCCTCGCCATTAGTTCGGCACAGGCCCAAACTAGACGTTGAACAATCTCGTGTCTGACCTCCATGATAGAATCGACGATCTGGTCGGCCTCCCTATAGCCCGGAGTGCTGTGGCTCCATCGCTTCCCAAACTTAATCAAAATGAAACGCCGATAAAAACCGGGCGATTGGTCAGCGGCGGGTGGGAGGCTGTTGCAGGATAGGATATGCCCGGCCTCCGGCCTGAATGAAAAGCTATCCCCCCCTTTATACTCGCCGCGTATCAAGTCGCCGGTTACGGCACTTTTAAAGGTGTCGCTTTTGAATACAGACCCCTCGTCTAGCTCCGTTACTAGATTTATTTTCTTCCCCATCAAATCCACGGTCCCGAAGCGACCCCACGTGTCTGGGCTGGTGACCGTCACGTCTCCCGCATTGAAAAGGCGGCGGGCTATTTCCATGAAGAGGCTTTTCCCGTTCTCCCCGGCCCCTTCGAAAACAACCACTTTCTGATAACGAGTCGCTAGTCCACAAAGCGATGCTCCGAGAAATTCTTCTATTGTTTGAACCTTGGCCGCCGCGTCTTCATCGCCATCGAATAAGGAAACCATATAGTTGTGCCACGCGGCGGGGGCATTTTTTTCGCTTCGTAGGTTTACAACCTCGGTCAGCTTTGGCCGGGGCGTTGGTTTATTATACGTGTGGCGCTTAAACTCTTCAAAGCCCGGTGCCATGTAGCGAACCATCCCGTCTTTGCATGGCATGTGAATCAATGTCTGCTTCACCGAATAGGACGGGTCGCGCTTCGGCTGGAGGTTGGTTAAAAGAACAACCCCCGGAACCTCCTCCACGAAAGGGCTGGTCTCGTGGATAATCGAATGGTCGTTGGTAGCCATAAAGTCGAGCGCTAGAATGTTACGCTTGTTCATGGTTATGGTTTTCCCGGTGGAGGTAGTGTCGCCATCCCCCGCATCGAGTCCGTGGAGCAGCCTGAAAAGGTAATAACGCTCCGGTGCCTCTGCTCGCTTCCAGATCCCCAAGTTGCTCTGGTAAAGCCACAGACCCCCTTCGGTGATAATTGGGGCGGCCCCGTTTTGTCTCTCCCACCCGGCCTTGACTATTTGCCATAAATCAATTTCGTCATTGTACTTTACCACCCGCAGCGGGATTCCGTTGTCGTCGACCTCCTGAATGTACTCTTCGAAAAATGCGATTAGCTGGCGCTTTCGAGCGGTGTCTCTGCTCCATGCTCCGAGCGATGGGATGGGGTGGGACGGCCCGGTTTCCTTGTCCTTCTGCCCCCATTGCGGTGGGCAATTAAAGCCGGGGTCTTCAAGTAAATCGTGTTCAATCCAGTCGTCCTCCTTTAGATGATTAAGCCCCCGAACGTTGCTTTGTGCTTTGCCCCTCGTAACCTTCACCCTTCGCCCCGACTCCTGCTTCATTGCTTTTAGCCTCCCGCTAAATAAAGAGCCGCCCCGACTTTGTGGATACAAGGAAACCGACGCAGATGTGCGTGGGGGTTTTGTAATCGGGGCGGCCCTAAACTAATTTCGAATGGTTTTTTCGTATCCCGTATCCACGAAGTCACACTAGAGGAACCAGAGAGGGAAATCCAGAAATTCGCGGCTTATTTTAGGGGTGGTTGTACGCGGAGAAGCATGGGGAAAAAGAACCCCAAAACGGGGTCAATTAAACCCATGTGACAAGTGACAGTTGTGACAGTTACAATAACCCCCCCCCCATTATCGTAAGAATTCAAAAGCCCCCCCCCCTTTCGACACGACAGGTAATGGGTTTTTGAATTACAATAACCCCCCCCCTATTACCTAAAAACCGGCCCAACCGTCCCATCCGTCCCATCCGTCCCAAACACATGGCCCTTATTGGGGCAGATTGGTCCCATTAAAGGCCATGAGTCTAGATAGCCGGGGATAATCCGCGGAATGTCTGGATAGTCCAGGACAGTCCAAAATAGTCCGAGCGGTGTCTGGGTAGTCCAAGATAGTCTAAGACAGTCCAAGATAGTCTAAGACAGTCCAAGATGGTCTAAGACAGTCCAAGATAGTCTAAGACAGTCCGAGATAGTCCAGGATAGTCCGAGCGGTGTCTGGATAATCCAGGATAGTCCAAAATAGTCCAAGATAGTCCAAGATAGTCCGGGCGGTGTCTGGATATCTGGGGATAACCTGGGAAATGTGGGGATAACCTAGGGAATGTCTGGAGAGCTCTTTTGTATATACAGGGGCCTTACACCAAAGGGGGGTCAGAATATGTCTAGGCTGGACGTTTTTCTTGTAGCGGAAGCGCGAAAAGTACGTTTCCTTCCGCTACTTTTTAGCTACACCGGCCGCCCTATGTTTTGACAATCTGGTAGCGTTCATAGCTAAAGGGTAGCTAATATTTCCCTTTAGCTACAAAGCAAAGCCACTGAAATTGTTAAGGTTTTTCCTGTTTAGGGGAGTAAGTAGCTTAATTCTCTAACTCATAAGAAAAGAAAGATAAGTTATCAAAAAGAGTAATGATTTCAGGAAGTGGGTTACGTTTATTTAGCAGTGGGTGAGATTTTAGCTACAAACTCCCCACACCTGAAATACCTGGAGCCGCTTGCATCGTTCTTATAAATAGGTCTTAGGAATTCAACCTTAAGGAGAAGACGAAATGACTAAGCAATTACCCGCCGGATGGTCCACCGATGACGTATTAGCCCTTCCCGAAGTTCAAGAAGCCATCGAAAAGGCGAAGCATCAAGCGCACGAAGTCTGTGGGCTATGGCTCGACAGTGGGAAGGGATATATGAGCGGAATGCAAGGGAAAATGAAGTATTGGGTGTTTAAAAACAAAACCAAAGAGCAAGGCTCCAACCAACCCGATTATCACCTATGTGTATCCAAGCTACCTAAGAAACCGGCCCAACCGGCCCAACCGGCCCAAAGTCGTTACTCTAGCCCGATGCAGGTAGCAGACTCCCAAGCCCGAGCCCCTTATAACGATGTGCCTTATTAGCGATTTCCTGTTCTAGGTTTTCTCTATCTTTCCGCCGGTTTTGGGGTAAGATTAACCGGGGTCAGCTCTCGGCCCCTCAATGGGGCTTTATAATGCAAATTCAATCTGTGCCGATCAACGACCTGGTTTTCGACCCGGCGAACGTGCGTACCCACGACAATAAAAACATCGACGCGATTATGGGGAGCTTGGCCAGGTTTGGCCAGCAAAAACCCATCGTCGTCAACGCCGAGGGCGTCGTTATAGCGGGCAATGGTACGCTCGCGGCGGCGAAAGCGTTGGGATGGACCCAAATAAACACGGTGAAAACCGAGCTTGTGGGATCCGACATAACCGCCTATGCCATTGCAGACAACCGCACCGCCGACCTCGCTGATTGGGATGACGGTGCTTTGGTTCAAGTATTGGCCGCGCTTGAAATAGAGGACGAGGCTTTATTGGCCGCCGCCGGATTTAGTCCCGCAGAGCTAGAAGCTTTGGTGAACGAAACATCCGGGATGGAAGAGGAAGGCGAGCCAACGATACCACTGGCCGACCAGTTCGTAGTTCCCCCTTTCACCGTTCTTGATTCAAGACAGGGATATTGGTTGGACCGGAAGAGGCATTGGCGAAGCCTGATTAAAGATAATTGTGAGACACGGGAATCGGCCTTGGGTTGGTCTACTTTATTGAATGTGATCAACGAAGGCGGGAGCTTACTTGACCCGGTGTTGGCTGAACTGATTGTGCGATGGTTCGGGATGGAGGGTGGTCATTGTGTTGACCCTTTCGCGGGGGATACTGTTTTCGGCTATGTTGCCTCGGCCCTTGGTCATAAGTTTACAGGGATTGAGATTAGGGCCGACCAAGCGGCCCTCAACAACGAGCGCACCCCGGACCTTGCAGTTTACCACAATGACGATGGACAGAATGTGGGCCAGTATCTCGAACAGCAAAGCACCGATCTGGTGTTTAGTTGCCCGCCTTATTTCGACCTGGAGGTTTATAGTGATGACCCCAAGGACGCCTCCAACCAGGGGAGCTACGGTGAATTTCTCGACATCCTGGACAATGCTTTCGGGGCGGCGGTGGCGACGCTAAAGCACAATCGCTTCGCGGTTATCGTGATTGGGGATGTGCGCGACGAAAAGGGGGCTTATCGATTGCTCCCTGATATGACCAAGACGATTATGACCGGTCATGGGATGGTGCTGTTGAACGAGCTTATATTTGTCGAGCCCGTTGGAACGCTATCCCAACGGGCTCGGCGCTATATGCGAAACCGGAAGGTGGGGAAGTGCCACCAGAATGTTCAAGTCTTTTACAACGGCAACCCCCAAGAGGTTGGCAAGCACTTTCCGGAGGTTCCGATTAATGTTGGCGAAGATATGGAATAGAACTTATTGGGTTGAACTTGACGGTAATTGGCCGGGGGATGGTTTAATAAAGCTCCTCCAACGCTCACTGGAACAAAGCGGCTTCGAGATACTAGGCCACCAATCTTACCAGTTCAAGCCGCAAGGGAAAACATGCCTGTGGCTCTTGGCCGAGTCGCACTTGGCCCTCCATACGTGGCCGGAGCATGGGGTGGCCTACTTGGAATTGTCTAGCTGCAACGAGGAAAAATCCCTTAGCTTCAACGACTCGATTTTCTGCAATCTGGTTGTGCGGAAAAGCCACAAAGTGGTGACCGAGGAGTAACCAAGAAGGCGGCGATGGGAACATGACGAAAAAGCGGAGGGGGCGAAGGGTCAAGCTAACCGAGCAGGTTATGGACGCTTTTATCCAGGCCATCAAGCTCGGCTGTCCCAACAAAGACGCGTGTGGCTGTGCTGGAATTTCCGAAACAACTTTCTATAGATGGATGGAATGGGCCGACTCGAAACGCAAAGATGCCAAGGTATATCAGGAATTTCGGGAGCGTATAAAAGAAGCCGAAGGTCAAGCGACCCAACGGTGGCTCGCAATAATCGAAAAAGCGGCTCAAGCGGGGCAGTGGCAAGCGGCGGCGTGGAAGCTAGAACGAAGACGAGCGATGTTTATTCCTAAAGTGAAAGCGGAGGTTGAGGCGAAAATAGATGGTAGGGTTGAGGTCAAAGATGCCCGAGAAAGAGTCTTGGATAAATTGGCTGTGCACGCAGAGCGAATCCAAAAGACAGAGAATAATCAGTAGTCTAGACCCGGCAGAGCTTGAGGCACTGGATACCGAGTGGTGCTTTAAAGCCAGACCGGAGCAGGTGTCCCCACCGGGGGAGTGGAACTGTTGGTTAATCCAGACGGGTCGGGGATGGGGTAAAACCAGAACGGGTGCGGAAAGTGTCATTGACGCGGTGCGTTCGGGGGTTGCGAGCCGGGTCCACCTTGTGGCGAGGGCGGCGTCCGATGTTCGCGATGTGATGGTCGAGGGCGAAAGCGGAATCTTGTCTGTATCGCCGCCGGGATTCCGTCCAGAATACGAACCATCGAAGCGACGGCTGACTTGGCCCAATGGTGCGGTCGCAACCACATTCTCAAGTGAGCAACCCGACCAGCTTCGTGGGCCTCAGTGTGACTTCGCCTGGTGCGACGAACTCGCTTCTTGGCGTTATACTGAGGCGTGGGATATGCTTCTTTTCGGACTTAGGCTTGGAATTCATCCTCGCGTGATTGTAACAACAACTCCGAGGCCGAGAAGGTTCCTCCGGGATCTTGCCAAGCTTGAGTCCACCATTACTACCACCGGCTCGACTATGGAAAACAGGGACAACCTTTCCCCCGTTTTCATAAAAACCATTTTTGACAGATACGGTGACACGCACTTAGGCCGTCAGGAACTTGAGGGCGAATTGCTTGACGAAATACCTGGTGCCCTATTCACGCGGAAGCTTATCGAGCAGAGCCGGGTCAAAGAGCACCCGCCACTCGAGAGAATTGTGGTTGCGGTGGACCCCGCTACGACGGGGAAAGAAACGAGCGACGAAAGTGGGATCGTGGTCGTAGGGAGGGCGGGTAAGGATTTCTTCGTGTTGGCTGACCTGTCCTTAAGGGCTTCCCCGGATGCAGTCTGTCGCCGGGCGATTTTTGCCTACCAGGAATTCCAAGCCGACCGAATTGTATTCGAGGCCAACCAAGGTGGCGACACTTGGCGCACGATAATCAATGGGATCAACCCCCAAGCCGCCACCAAGAACGTCCACGCTAGTCGAGGGAAATTTGCCAGAGCCGAACCAGTGGCGGCCCGATACGAGCAAGGCCGCGTTCGGCACGTTGGTGTATTTAGTGACCTAGAAGACCAGATGTGTAACTATTTGCCGGGGGACAGCAAAGACTCACCCGATAGGATGGATGCACTTGTTTGGGCGGTCTCCGAACTCGACTCCAGGTCGCATCGGGACATTTCTATAGACCCCGGCGAGAACTTTCTGCCACAGGTGTTCTTTTAATGGCCAAACGGAAACAGCGGGTAAGCCGAAGAGAGCGGAGGCTCTTGGGCAAAGAAGACGCAAGGACCAAAGCCGCCGCCAAAGACATCGAGAAGTGGCTGGCCTCTTATGGGGACGCCCTAATTCGGGAAGCTATTTCTGATTTAAGGGGCAAGGGTAAAAGAAAGAGCGTCACCAAAGCAGAGCTGACGGACAGGCAGAAGAAGCTCCTAGCAATCCTGAGGCGTCATGGCTTCCGGCAGATGCAAGAAGCAGGTCTCGAAAACAGCAAAGGGTTCAGGATACCCAAAAGAACGGCCGAAGCTTATATCCGCGAAAAAGAAATACTCGTGCAACGGTTGGATAAGAAAATCGAAAGGGAGTTTAAGCGAGCGCTCGCGGGGGCGATGTCTCGCTGGATGGGGGAAAAGCCAACACCGAGCATGGGGGAAATAGGGCGGCGAATAAGAACGAACTTTTTCATCAAGCCGGAAGGGGAGAGGGACGAGGGGCTGGAAGCCATCCCGGAGGAAGACGGGGGAATAGGATTGGTGCGAACTGTCCACGGCCGGGCTGAGCTAATAGCCCGAACCGAGATAGGTAACGCCAGAGCACAGGGGCGGATCGAAGGAATGAAAGCCGCCGGGGTTAAGTGGAAGAAGTGGGTTGCCGTGACGGGGGATAAGAAGTCGGGCGACCGAAAGCATTGGGAGATGAACGGGGTTGTCATCCCAATCGATGAGAAGTTTGAACTGCCAAGAATTAAAGGCAAGAAGAGGGATAGAATGATGTCCCCTAAAATTGGCCCAATCCACCAGATCGCGAATTGTCGGTGCAGGGTAGTGGCAACAAGACAAGGTCCAAAGAAATAGAAAGGCGAGGCTATGCCAGAGGAAAATGAATTAGGGAAATACGAGCTATTAGATGTCCTAGGAACACCGGGGCTGAAACAGTACGGGGGCCGACTCGACGAGGAATGGCTTAAGCAACTCAAGGGTGACAAGGGGGTCAAAGCATTCCAAGAAATGCGGGATAATGACCCCATAATTGGGGCTATTCTTTACGCGGTCAAGACACTGGTTAGGCAGACCGGGTGGCGTATTGAACCCGCCGAGGACACTCCGGAGCACCAAGCGGTCGCAGACTTTGTGGAGGAATGCCGCGAAGACATGGAGCACACTTGGGACGACTTACTTGCCGAGATTCTTTCGATGCTCCCGTTCGGGTGGGCTTATTTCGAGTGCGTTTATAAGTATCGCCGGGGGCCTGAGGCCGAGGGTGACGCCGAGCGCTCAAAGTTCAATGACGGTAAGATAGGGTGGCGGAAGATCGCTATCCGAGCACAAGAAACCCTCTCCAAGTGGGAGTTCGACGAGGCGGGCACCACTATCGGGATGTGGCAACAGGCTCCGCCGGACTATAGAATGCGGTTTATCCCCATTGAAAAGTCGCTCTTGTTCAGAACGGAAACGCACAAAGAAAATCCGGAGGGGCGGAGCATCCTTCGAAATGCCTATCGGTCGTGGTTCTACCTTAAGCGGATTCAGGAGATTGAGGCGGTTGGCATTGAGCGCGACTTGGCCGGGTTGCCGGTGGCACACGTTCCGCTTGAAATGTTGAGCCCTAGTGCGAGCGCGGCACAGAAAGCCACCGTTGCCAACATTTTCGAAATGGTCCGTAAAGTGAAAAGGAACGAGTTCGAAGGCGTGGTCTTCCCGGCGGAAACTGACATCGATGGGAACCCGAGTGGGTTCAAATTCTCTCTCCTGTCTAGCGGTGGCCGCCGCCCACTAGATGTCAATGAAATCGTGAAGCGTTACGAAAGCAGAATAGCGATGAGCGTCCTGGGAGAGTTTGTCATGTTGGGCATGGATAATGTGGGAAGTTTCGCACTCAGCTCAAATAAAACTCACCTCTTTGCACAAGCCCTTGGCTCTTACCTTGAACAGATTTCGGAAGTTTTTAACCGGGTCGCAATCCCGAAGCTCTTAAAATACAACGGCATTTCCCCCGAGCTTTATCCTAAGCTCGTATTCGAGGACATCGAGACCCCGGACCTTGGAGAACTCGCCGGGGCTATCGGGGCACTATCTTCCGCCGGGGTGCTTACTCCGGATGACGAGCTTGAACGGTGGGTCCGCGACTTTGGGAATATGCCAATGCCCGACACCACCTCAGAAAGAGAAGAGCCCGACCTACCTGGTGGTGACTTAGAAGAGGAGGCTGGTTTAGAGAAAAGCTATGCCAACACCCTCGAACTCCCGGATGTTGTTCGATCGCGTATCCCAAGCGTCGAAGGAAGAACTATATGGCTCCGGTCGTTCAATGAGACAGAAAAAGAAACAAAGGATGAAAGCCGAGCGGTGTCGGAGGCGTGGGCCGCCCTGGAAAGGGCGGGATACCAGAAGAACAAGGAAGGCAACTATGTGAAGGTGGTTCGGAACGATGAAGCCGCAGCGGAAGGGGAATACAATGTCGGGTGATAAGAACAACGAGACAAGCCGCGACTATTTGGAGCAAGCCCTGCATCTAGCGAAACAGCAACTCCCAGGATGGGCGTGGGCGATGATCCACCAAGCCGCTCGCGGATATGCGGGCGGGAAAGGGGGCATCGCTAAAGAGGCTCCGCCTGATATACAAATGAGTTCAAAATCAGAAATCAAAGCAAAAACCCTAGAGGGGTTCGATGTTGTTTTTGTTGTCGCCGAGACTAATGACCTAGAGGCGGCGAGGGGAAAGTTGCTAGTAGGGGCCGACGGCGTGACATTCAACGAGGTCTATTTAAAGGCCTTGGGGATGTCGAGGGATGACGTTGGGGTCTGCACCTTGGGAGAACTTCCCTCGGACATTGGTAACACCACGCTCGTGGCGTTGGGGAAGGGAGCTAAAGCGGGTTTAGGTGAGCGGGCGGCGGTGTCAATGCCCCACCCCACCGCCATTAGGAAGCTCGGAGATAGTGGGGAGGTAGGTAGGAAAGCCAAGGCCGTGAAGAATGCCTTGACTAAACCTGCTTTGCGGGGTGATACTTCGAGCAAGCACGCCGAGTCCAAAAGCGCGTTGACGGTCGAGATCGCAAAGACCGATGAAGACAAAAGAATCGTTTATGGCGTGGTGCTCGACCCCTACAAAGTCGATGCTCACGGCGACCTGATTTCCCCCGCCGAGGTTGAGAAAACGGCTCACGGGTGGATGTCGAAAAGTCGCGTTGTCGGGTTGCAACACTCCGAAATGGCTGACGCCGTTCCGGTGGAGTCTTGGCTGGTCCCTTATCCTTCTGAGAAAGATTATAAGGCGGCTATGACGGGGAAACCCCATAAAGCGAATCGCACTGTCTTCGGTACGGACACCATCCATTCCGGCACCTGGGTTCTGGGAACCCGACTAGGAAAGAAGGAGTGGGCATTGGTGAAAAGCGGCGAATTGAACGCCTATTCAATTGGTGGTTTTGGCAAGCGGAGCCCCCTCGGAAATAACAAGGGGCCGGAAGTCGAGTTCCTGGAGGTTGGGAATGGCGAAAAGTAAGACCACTGAATTGAGGGAATTAGAGACCGTTGAGGTTAGCTTGGTAGATAAAGGAGCGAACAAAAGGACGTTCGCTATTAAAAAATCGGAGCGGAAAGAAATGAAAGTAATCGATGCAATCCTGAGCACCCCCTACGAAAACGAGGCGGTGCTCCTGGAAGCGTGTAAGAAGGCCGAACTTAGCGAACAAGCTATGGAAGGCGTCAAAAGCGCGATTCAAATCCTTAGTGCCTTCCAAGAAGAAGTCCCTGGGAATCTAATGAAGGAACTCTTGGAGCTTGGCGGCTTGGGTAAGCAAGAAGAAGGCGAAGAAGAAGAAGAGGCGACCCCCGCCGAAGAACCCACCGAAGAAGAAGCTGAAAAGCAAGAAGAAGAAGAGGACGAGGAGGGGCTAGAAAAGCGGCTCTCCAAACTCCCCAAGAATGTTCGGGGCATGGTTGAGCAGCTTTGGAAGTCGAACAAGACGGCGCTAATGAAGGCCGAAAAACTAGAGGCCAAAGTCAAGAAGCAGGAAGATGAAAAGCGATTAGGCGAGTGCATGGTAGTCGCCAAGACATTCAGTTCGCTCCCTGTAAAGACCGAGAAATTGGGTGCTTTTATTAAGTCCCTAGACGGAACAAAGGAGGCCGATTTTGTAATGGGCCTTCTTAAGTCAACGAACGAGCTAATCGCCAAAGACAGTGGCATCACCGAGGAAATCGGAAAATCCACTGTCGGAGGAGGATTGGACGCGATTGCAAAAGCCGAGCGAATGGCCGACGCGATGGTTGAAAAAGACGGCGTAACCAAGGAGAGAGCCTTGGCCACCGTCTGGAAATCAAACCCAAGACTCTACGCTGACTATCAGCAAGAGAAAGGACGATAAGTTATGGCTTATGAGTCAAACGGGCAGTCGGTGACCATTACGCTTGAGGCGAATGCAGACCTGTCCTCGAAACAATATTATTTTGTAGAACTTGATACTGATGGAAAGGTTGGAGCGTGTAACGCAGCAACCGACCGACCTATCGGAGTATTGCAAAACGCACCGGACGCGAGCGGTAAAGCCGCGACCGTTCTCGTAATCGGAATTTCTAAAATCAATTGTGACGCTGCACTTGATGAAAACAACTTGATTGGGCCTAGTGCTGATGGTCAAGCTGACAAGAAAATTCCTGGAACCGATACGAGCGAATTCATCTGTGGGACCATGCTGACGGCCACTGCCGGAGCGGGTGAAATCGGGACCGCCGCCATTAACTGTGCTTCACCGGCTCGTGCGGCTTAAGGAGATTAAGAAATGCCAATTGCATCAACGGCCGTTCATATTGACGCGGCGCTTACCAACATTTCCGTGGCTTACCAACAAGATCGAGGCAGTTTTAAAGCTGAAGATATCTTCCCGGTAGTCCCTGTTCAAAAACAGTCTGACAAATATTTCATCTTCGATAAAGCCGCGTGGCACCGATCCGAAGCTGGTTTACTGGCTCCCGGTTCGGAAACTCGCGGGGCGAATTTCACACTAAGTAATTCTTCTTACTATTGCGAAGTATTGGGCGTCCACATGGATGTTTCTGACCAGCTTCGAGGGAATGCTGACGAAGCATTGAACCTCGACACGTCGGCGACGGAATATGTGACGGACAGTATCCTCCTAAAGCGAGAAGTTGACTGTTTTTCAATGGTCTTCGAAACTAGTTCCTGGACTGGTTCAAGCACCGGGTCTGACATTACCGTTGGCACACAATGGAGCACCATTAGCTCAACGCCGATCAGTGATGTCCAAACTCAGTCCGATGCCATTCTTAAGAACACCGGGCGGGTGCCTAATTGTCTGGTTCTTGGCCAGGATGTTTATACTGCCTTGAACAAGAACACCGATATCCTAGACCGCATCAAGCACACCCAACGAGGGATCTTGACCACCGACCTCTTGGCCCCACTATTCGGCGTCGAAAAAGTCATCGTGGCGAATGCAGTTAAGAATACAGGCCCCGAAGGTGGAACCACCTCAATGTCTTTTTGTGCATCTGATACCGCCTGGCTCGGTTACGTCGCCAACTCTCCCGGCCTAATGCAACCAAGCGCGGGCTATCTGTTCGCGTGGACAGGCTTGGACGGGGTTAGTGCTGGAGGCGTTCAGATCCAAAAGATGCGTCTAGATACTCGGTTCAGCGACAGAATCGTAGGGGTTACCTCTTATGACTTCGTTCGTACTGGTGCCGATTTTGGCGCACTGTTTACTGACCTTCTGGCTTAATAGGGTGATGCCATGCCGGGAACAGCGGGAGCAATCTATGTAGCGAGGCGGCACTTGAAAGTGGCTTTGCCTGGGAGGAAGATCGGGGACGTATCGCCGGGGGACGTTCTCGACCAACCAGAAAAGTGCGCACAATTCCGCTCGCTGTTAAAGCGTGGTCATATTGAGCGAGTCGAAATCCCAAGGTACAGGTGCCACCTGTGCGAGCGGGATTTCAAGAACGGACCAGGTCTTAAGCGGCACAATACGAGGAAGCACAAATGACGTGGACTTTCTCCGACAGTATTGCATCCGACAAAGACAAGGTTCGGCTCAAGATTGGTGACACTGATACCGACGACCAGTTGCTATCAGATGAAACAATTAGCGCCCTCCTAGTCATTCGGGCCGATGTGGTCCTATGCGCGATTGATGCGTGTAGGGCCATCCTCGCCAAATTAGCGAGGGACATCGACCGTTCGGCGGCCGGTATGTCAGGCTCCCGGTCACAAAAGACCCAACACTATAAAGATATCTTGTCCAGCCTAATCAAAGAATCGGGCGGCGAAACCAGAATCAAAGTTGGAGGCATATCGAAGAGCGACAACGATACGCTAAACGACGATTCCGATTTTGAGAAGCCGACGTTCACCATAGGAATGAACGACCGAGTGAGCAGGAGCGGCGGGACCAACGGGGATTGGGACACCTAGTGGCTGATTTTGATGCCATAGAAGATGACCCAAATCTCGGAGCAATCTTGGACGATATTGCCACGCGAATGCCGAGCGAGGCGATGCTCAAGGGGATGGAGGAGAGCGCTCATTACCTGACCGAGTCGGTAGTTGAAGCGATCTATTCTTTGGCCAAGAACCCGAAAGGCGGCCTTGCTGACAGTTATGAACCGGAGCTATTAGACACCGGGAAAGAAGTTGTCTTCGGCGTCTTTAGTGACCTGGTATATGCCGAGATCCAAGACGAAGGGAATTTTATCTTCCCTAAGAAAAAGTGGCTAGCCTACCCACACGAAGACGCGAAAAGCTTCGTCGGGATCCGGTGGCCTAAAGACTTCACGAAGGGGGAGTTGAGTTTCGCCCTGAGTAGTCACGACCCCAACGGGACGGCTTATTTGTTCGGGGATAATTTCAAACACCCCACATTCATACTTAAGAAAAGCGTCGAAATCCCCGGCCTCCGATACCTTGATAAGGCCTTGGAGAATTTCGATGGGGATGTTGATAAGGCATTCGATAAGAACGTCGGGCTAGTGTTTTCCCAAGGGGGCTTTTAATGGCAACCCCGAACAGGAGGCTGGTCCTCCAAAATATCAAAACAGTCCTCGAAACGATAACGACTGGCAACGGTTACAAGACCACCATCGACACAGTGGAGGCACTGGGTAAATCGTGGGCAACCGTTAAGCCGGGGCAGAAGCCTTGGCTAGGAATTGTGCCGCAGCGGGAAAGCCTGAAATTTGAATATAGCAATATTCGAGTGGTCCTGTCCGTTCTAATAATTGGCCATGTGTCCGGGACCACCCAAGACGACAGAGCGGGCAAGCTGAACGATCTACTTGATGACATAATCGCGGCACTGA